TCACCAGCGGAGCCGATTGCTATGTTTCACTCAGAATGACCACACTGGTCATGCTGGATTCAAAATATGCCCCTTTTTAAAGTGGGCTCAACTTCTAATTCCCACATTTCTTGATATGTGCCGCAATCAGTCTTGTACATCATATCGTATAGGTTGTAAAGATTTCTATAACCGCAGTCTCTTGAGTATGCAAGAATCCTTCCTCTGCCAATTTGAGGAACTTCGTTAGCATTATGAATCAAATCTTTGAATATCTCTTTCTCTGCCCAATCAATGCCATCCAAGAAATGCTTATCGGCATTTTTATCTCTTTGAACCATAAAGCCGTTTTTGCTAACCTTTCTGATTACACGATAGCTTTTTCTTGCGTAATCTCTGGCGGCTTGGATTTTTTTCTTTATGTCTATCATAACTATTACTATATTAAAAAGGTAAATATGGACGTTCAAGAAAACTAAGTAAAACAGCATGTTCTTTATATGCGAAAGAATCTGTTCTTCCCATTCTCTCAAAGCGTTGCATTTGCCTTTTACAATGCTCTATAAGTTCCTTCTTAAAAGCTTCGTCCATATCTTAAACCTCCATATTTTTAGTTGTACCTATTAACTTTGCAGTCTCCTCATTGTAAGGAAGACAATATCCAAACCAAGCGTCTCCTGTACATATATATCCGTTAGGTGCTTTATAACTAAAGAAATCTATAGACCATCTATCTGCTTCGCTACATCTTACTACAACCTTATCAAAAGGTTTAAGCTCGACTTTTTTCTTCAAATCAACAATCATTTTCTTCTCAGCATCCCAAGCCTTGTCTTTCTTTGCGAGAGCGTCAAAGAGCTGCTGCTTCTCTTCTTCTGTGGCATAGCGCATAGAATAGTCTTTTGGTTTTGTAAAATAAGAACCCTTTTCTATAATTAAAGAATTATTCTCAAGCATTGTTACATAGCGATAAATATGTTCATCATCTTGACCTTCGTATATAAGTATATAGTGATAATTGTTAGAACTTTCAATTACACATAGTATATCACCATCCTTGAACTCTGGCTGAGCCTTCTCAATATCCAAAGTTTCAAGGTTTAGTATGCCACCTAATTTTCTTTCAATCTCTCTGACATATCCATAGGCAATATTGTTATCTAACTTGGCAAACTTAGCTGTTTCTGCATTTGATACGTCTTCGTAACCATCCCTACTATTAGAATAGCATCCGTTGAACTTTGTATAATCATCAGATGCCCATTCTTTGAAAATGCACTGAAATCCACAACTATTGATAAGCACATCGCCCTTCTTCCATGCGAATTTGCCCCAGTCACGCATATTCTTAGAAGGAAGGAGAATCCGTAAGCCTTCAAGCCAGCATTTTTCTGTACCTAGTTTTGAATAATCAAACAAAAGAGTACTGCCTACTTCATTAGTTGATGTACATTCTATATAAGTACCAACGTCTGTTGTGTGGACTTTATCTAACTCTACGTCTATATTGCGTAATAAGTCGTACAACTTAGTTCCTTGCGGCTTATCCTTTAGGATTTCCGCTACATTAATCTTATTTCCCATATCTGACTTTTTTATATTCATTTATTCTTCACTAAAATATTTCTTCACAAACGCTCGTTCGGTGAGCCATTTTCCAAACCCCACTCTAAAGTAACGCTTTGATTTACCTTTCGCAAACCCATATTCATCACGAGGTGTATTTACACTTAGGTGTATCTTAGGAACATGGTTCACCGATACGTATGCAGTTATATATTCATCCGAGAATGCCAAATGCTGAACTTCACGGAACTTTACACTTTTAAAGAACATTTCCTTCATAAGCCTTAGTCCTTATAGATTGCATCAAGAATGCTTCTGAAATTCGGATTATCAATAACGGCTTGGGCATCTTCTTTGTTCTTGAAGTAAATAGCACCTTCGTTATAATCACTACTAGAAGTAATACCGTATTCGCTGGTTCGCATGATATTATGCTTGCATTCTTTAGAATTCCAATCCGGTTTCCAATCTCCATTATAACACTTAGCTATATCCATTAACTTATCCAATGCAACAATTTTCTCTACATTACTATTAGTAACATTAGCAACGACAGGACTAAGACCACGGTCTATTAAAGTAGATATAACATCCTCATAGCTGAAGGGTCTCTTCTTGAATGCTATAATGCCCGCTTTCAAGTCACTTTTTTCAATATCCACTTCCATTCCTTTAGGAATATCTATGATTAACTTATTATCTAGCATTTTCATTTTTCTTATGTTTCATTTCCAAAATATATTTTTTATTCACAACCAACTCGAAGAACTTATATTTAGCATTCATATAGTTGCGACTTAAATCAACTCCACCGACAAATTCTTCTCTATACCAAGAGATTGCCGTATATTTTACAATATCATGCTCTTCCGGATGATTCACACGACCATTCCACACATCTGTGCGAACCAAATCGCAATACCCATCAGGTAATTTGGCACGTATCATTCTTGTGTTCTCCGCATCAATATAGACGTTTTTGTATTCCAAATCTACGCCTAAAATTTCCTGATTAAGCTTTGCTACATCCATATCTTTTCAATCTTAAAACACTACGTTGAAGTTCTCTCTGTTTTAACGGATTTTTCTTCAACATTTTATTCGCTTCGTTTCGTATCTTGCGGCTTTTCCACTTCTTTGTAAGACGCATAGCCTTTAACAAACGATGGTCTCCGGCTAGCTTTCCAGCATCCTTCTTGCCGCAATAATAGCCTTGCCTATAAGCCCAATATCGGGTTTTATAGACTTTCTTCATTATCTTCTTAGCTTGTCTTATTTTCATGTCAACCTCACTTTCTATGGAAAAACGTTCCATGACACCAATCGCTGCTTTCAACATACTTATGTAGTTTAGTACATCTTCCTGCAAACATACCATTGAAATGTTTACAACGACCGCATTCCTTTGAAGTTCTCAAAATTGAACGAAACAAACTAACGTTAGCACTCGGCATATTTACCTTATTCCATCTGATAGTTGCTTTCTGATAGAGATTCTTTAATCTAGGAATGAATCTACTCTCTTTCTTGAATGTATATTTTGAATCGAAGTAACGTGTGTCCGTTCCTTTCGCCATCATATTCAAGATTTTCTTAGCTTGTCTTATCTTCATATACTACTTGTTTTTATAAATACTACATGTCCCCTCATAAATTGTGCTATTTGTATAGATGTCTTTATATTGCGAAATGGAAACCAATCCATTTGCCTTCATTCCCTTAAGAATTTCATCATACACACTTTCTATTGCTCTTCTCTTCAATTGCTCCATGCCAGATTTGTCACGGCAATAGTATTGCATTTCTATATTCGACATTGTAACTCTAGAAAGAAGCTTAACGACTTGTGGCTTTATATATCTAACCTCTATCTTTGGTTTGATGCCTAGTTTGTCAGCTAGCCATTGTTTCCATTTCGGTTTTACATCTTCTCCATCCAAGCAAACAAGAAAGATGTAAATTAGACTAACACTTATATATAAAATTACAATTTCCATATGCTACTTATTTTTATCTCCAAATAATACGTGTCTTCGATAAGGGAAGAAATAGCAACGTTCTCCTGGACACCACCAACTAGGAGTGTTCTTCATGCATCTACGACATGACGCTATATTCTTCTCAGCTTTTTTGTTGTCACGTTCAAACTTTCTTCGTTCTCTTCTTGAAAGAGGAGGATAAGGATAAGTTTCTTCCTTAAACATCTTAGCAGCTAAAGCATTCAGTTTTTGAACTACTATTTCTAATATCTTTTCTATCATACGCTACTTCTCCTTATCGAATTTTGACCTCAAGATTACTATTCTATGATACCTTGCTACATTCCACGTACTTCATCATTAAGCAAGAAAGCCTCTACATCAAAATCCAAATCGTCTAATGTTGCATAAGTCTTGCAATACTCATTACGTTCCCTAGTGCCTTCCCTTACGAACAACTCAAAATCATTGAATAAATCTATTTTTAGTATCTCTAAGTTATTGCTTTTAACAACATCTAGAAGAGACTTTTTGACGTTCATTTTGCTCATTTCCTATCCCTCTTTTTATAGTCATTGCAATCCATAGGAATATGGTCTGCTAACTCTTGCCAATAACACCTATTATCATAATAACAAGTTTGACATTTTTGAATCTTTTCATTCATTACTTATTCTCCTTTAAGTTCGACAGGCTCATCTTTCCAAGACAATTCTTTTCCAATGAGCTTCTTAATGCTTCCTTTAGGAAGGTAACAGCAACCGGTATTTGCGTACCTCTGCCCATATAAATATACGACAGAGCAAATCCATAATGTATTAC